CCCTTTGGGTCGCCAAGCGGGTTCAAAAAAGGTATACTTCCCTAACCTACAAAAGTATCCAGACGACCGATAAATATATGCTAGAATAGGTGAGGGAAAACCCCCCGAAATAAAAAAATCGCCCAGAAAAAATTATGACTGAAAAGATCGAGCAAGAAGTCGTCCTGGCAGACATCAATAACCCACTGAAGAAGGATGCTCAGTTTCAACTCGCAGTGCAAGAGAAACAGATCAACAAGATGGCAGAGATCCTTGAAGAGATGGCAACACGTTTGGTATCACTTGAGAAGAAGGTGATGGACATGGATGAGGAAGCAAGGTTTCCTAGGAACGCGCTTAGCGACTACCCCGAGGTAAGTGGAAAGCTCAATGCCTAATAATAACTACGAAGAGATTCTAAACAACTTCGATGCATTCTGCGATCAGTTCGAGACAGCTGCAGCGAGGAGATTTGCGGGACTGGATGATGACTCAAGACAACCAATTAACAATGCAGAAGTTAAGCGAGCAACTCCAAGAGCTGCAAGAGAGGTTGACGACGGTGGAGACGAGGGTGTTACAATTAGAACGCCCCCAATTGATGTACAGGCCACCCCAATGCCAGAATTATCAGACGATAGCGGAGACGCTTGATTATCTTCACACAGAGGTAGAAAAATGCCGAACCTTGTTGGACCAGAGACAGTAGACACACCAAGTACAGATGGTAACTGTTTGTACCCTGCAGCGCCCCTAGGAGGCACTCCATACGCCACAACAGTTATGGCAGACGGTAAACCCTTAGAGATCTATGACAACCTGTCTGTACCTGCTCCTGTAACGCCCCAGAAGGTTAATCCTCTCATTCCTGCACCATGTCAACCAGGAAATCGAATAATTAAACCAGTAGTGAACGATTCTGTCTTCATTAACGGTAGGTTACCTGCTGTTACTGGGGACGAAGCACAGTTAGTCATAGGAAGCACGCCGAGACCCTTGACAGGACCGTTCCAACATCCTACAATACTAATTGGTACACAAAGTAAATCAGAGTAATTATGGCAAAAGCAAAAGTTGGTTTGATGGGCGACAAGATGATTGAGTCCATTCCGAAGAAAAGTCGCCAAGGAAAGGGCAAGCACACAAAGCTTTCAGCAACTAGTCGTAATGGCGCGAAGAAGCGATATCGCGGACAGGGCAAGTGAATCTAATTTGCAATTTACCTGCCAAGAACGTATGGGTTCGACGGGAGTATCTCCGAGACCATCAGGACGGGCATGGTGAGTTTGTTAAGGGCGTCTGGGTTTCGGCAAAATCGATTCCTGGACGTGCTTTTTATTTTGAAACTTACTTGCCTGAGTATGGAGCAATGTATGATAAGTTACCAATAAGTGCCTTCTGCGGAGCGCCGAAAACTCCGAAAGTAGATTTAAACTTAGAGAACTTACAATTCTGGAATTGCATGGACTATGGTGTCATGGCAATTAACAAGGGATTCATTGCTCAAATGGAGTGTGAAGTACGTACTCGCACCAATGGATTGATGAAAGGTAAGTATTTGTTTACATTAGACAATTATCATGCCAACCCTGATGTGATAGATAATAATGTAAGTGAAACTCCTGCCGAACACAAGAGTCATAATTGCATTGAATTAGAGAATGGTCAATTTGGATTGTATCCTAATAACAGGATGCGTCTCTATGACCTCTCTATCACCCCAGAAGACCCCTTAATGCCAGATTTCAAGGTAAGTACCGTAGAGTACGAAGTCGAGAATGAGAGCGGTTGGGGACGCCTTGGGGATTCAGACGAATACTTTTGGGAAACACTAAAGGAAAAGAACGATGGGCAATCACCACAAAGTTGATAAAAGTCAAGATTTCATGGATGAGGGAATGACTCTCATCACCGAAACGGATAGCGACAAGTATCTTGCTATGGCAGCAAAGAGAAATCGTAATAAGCGTAAAGAAGAGTTATATGATCTTCCAGAAGACCGCATGAGTCGTCCTTGTGGTGGCTCTGGTGGTTTTGACGATTTTGTAGAACGTTGGACTGAAGGTACTAAATAACTATTGACTTCGTAGGCAGTTAATGGCAACCGCAAATCTCAAATTTAGAGATATTAATATTGGGTTTAAAAAGCATCCTGTTACTGATGACCTTGTTCTCAGTAAGGATGCTTCTGCCATTAAACAGGCAATTGTAAATATATTATTGACTAATAGGGGAGAGAGATTATTTAACTCCAACTTTGGGTCTGATATTAGAAGATACTTATTTGAACCTCTAGATTACGCAACTGCTGCTCAAATTAACGGTAGTATTTTAGACACATTATCCAGATTTGAACCTAGGATTAGTGTATTATCTGTCGAATCTATTCCAAACTTCGACGATAATGGATTTGACGTTGAAATGACTTATGAAGTTAGAGGATCTGATGTACCTCCAGTAAACGTAGAATTCTTCCTTGCAAGGACGAGATAATGCCATACACTCAGTTAAATAATCTAGATTTTAACGAAATCAAAACTGCGCTCAAAGATTATCTAAGATCACAATCAGAATTTACTGATTATGATTTTGAAGGGTCTGCTTTGAGTCAATTGCTTGATGTGTTGGCATATAACACGTATTACACCGCGTTCAATACGAACATGGTGGTCAATGAACTATTCCTAGATTCAGCAACGCTCAGAGACAATGTAGTAGCGTTAGCAAAGCAATTAGGGTATAGTCCTAAATCAATTGCTTCACCAAAAGCAGTTGTTAATTTTGATGTCACTTTCACTGGATCCGCGCCAAGCAGCTTAACTCTTAAAGAGGGGAGCGGATTTATCTCATCATACGAAAATAACGTCTATCGTTTTATTACAAGAACGGATATTCGTGCGGAAGTTGTAAATGGAACCGCATCATTTGAAAACGTTGAGTTGTCTGAGGGTTCGTTAATTACAACTAGAACGACTGTTGATGGTTCTTTAACAAACCAAAGGTTCAGAATTGAAAATGCATCCGTTGATGTTGATACACTAAGAGTGCGTGTATTCCAATCACAGAACTCTAGCGTGTTTGAAGAGTACACGATTGCGAATAATATTCTTAATATTGGATCAACCGACAAGATCTTCTTTATCAGTGAGATGGAAGATGAGGTCTATGAACTATTCTTTGGAGATGGCACTCTAGGAAAGAAACTAGAGAACGGTGAAGTTGTTGAAATTTCGTATGTTGTAACAAATGGTGATACAACTAATGGTGCGAAACAGTTTAATTTCAATGGTATCTTATATGATGAGTCACAAACTCCTCTGACCATACCATTTACTATTTCTAACGTATCAACTGTTCAGGCAGCAGTTGGTGGAGCAGCAATTGAGAGCATTTCTAAGATTAAATACAATGCTCCTAAGTTCTTTGGATCACAGAACAGAGCAGTAACATCTACTGACTATTCTGCAATCGTAAGGTCTTTATATCCTGCAATTGCAGATATTATTGTATTTGGCGGCGAAGATCAAGAACCACCAGCATACGGTAAGGTCTTCATTGCAGTAAAACCATCAAATGCTGCAAGTTTGTCTTCATACACAAAATCAGAACTATCAAAAGAACTCAGGCAATATACGGTAGCATCTATTAAACCAGAGTTTATTGACCCATCAATCTTGTATATCGAGATCGATAGTAACATTTATTACGATGGATCAAAAACTAAAATGATCCCTGCTGAGGTAGGTGCAAAGGTTGCTTCTGGTGTTAGAGAGTATTTGATGAATTCTGACATCGAAAAGTTCAATGGTAAGTTTAGATACAGCAAACTCATTGGTGTAATTGACGGGTCTGATAGAGCAGTTAACTCTAATTCGACTACAGTTACAATGAGAAAGGACTTCTATGCTCAAATCAACAGCACTTCTTTCTACGAGATTTGTTATCAGAATGCTTTCCTCTTAGATTGTGATGGTCCTGTCGTATCTTCTACAGGAATGACGGTTTTTGAATATCCAGAGTTTACCACTTATCTTGAAGATAGGGATGGCAAAATCGTTCTATATAGAATAGATTCTGTAACTGGAGAAAAAATTCTCCTGAATGATTCTATTGGCGATGTTGATTATGAGAAAGGCGAAGTAAAATTATATGACTTCACTATCCTGAAAGGTACATTCTCAGACAATCGCATTGAACTGAGGGTAAAACCACGTAATAATGACATTGAAGTTAAACGTGAGGTATACCTAGACGTAGATATATCAAAAAGTAAATTTGTAGCATACCAAGAGTAGTAGTAGATGTTGAAAACTGCTAATCAGATCTCATTTCTGGTAGAATCTCAACTACCAGATTTTATCAATGAAGAGTATGAACTTTTTAGTAAGTTCATACAAAAATACTATGAGCAATTAGAGCTTCAAGGACAACCTTTGGATATTATCAATAATATCCAGACATATCGTGATATTGATTTTTATGAGAAGAATATTCTCAATCAATCTACTACGCTATCCTCTTTTAGTCAAAAAAGCGATAATACAATCACCGTAGCGGATGCAACATCTTTTCCTCAAAACGGTGGATACATCAAGATTGAAGATGAGATTTGTTTTTATAAGCAGAGAACAGATACTCAGTTCTTAGAAGTTAGTCGTGGTGTGAGTGGAAACACCACACTTGGTGATTTGTACACCAGTAGTAATTTTGTATCTACTGTTGCAGCAGACCATGTTGCAGGGGTCTCAGTACAGAACATTAGTAATCTATTTCTATACTCTTTAGTAAAAAGTTTTGAAAAGCAGTATCTCAGTGAGTTTCCTGAGGCATATCTAAAGGATGGTGTAGATAAACGAACGCTGATCAAGAATATCACATCGTTTTATCAGTCCAAGGGAACTGATAACTCAATTAAGTTTCTATTCAAGTGTTTAATTGATAATGATCCAACCCCAGAGATTGAATACCCAAGAGATTTCACTCTCAAGAACTCAGATTCAAATTGGATTAATGTTTATGCGTTAAGAGTAAAAATTGTTTCTGGAGATCCAGAAGATTTAGTTGGTCAACTGATTGAGCAGAATGTTGTTGGAAATTATGCTTCTGCTGTTGTTGATAATGTAAAACTTGCTGGAACTTATTCTGACGAACTACTATATGATTTAATATTATCAGAACAGAGTGTTAATGGTTCTTTCTCTGTAGCTTCTAAAACCAATCTAACGGAATCCATTGATGCTACTGTGGTTTCAGGCGATAGGATTAGTGTTTTCTCTACAATGGGTTGGGAGAAAACAGGACAATTTAAGATTGGTAACGAATCATTTACATTTGAAGACAAGAATGTAAATCAATTTATTCTGAAGTCCCGAACTGGTTCTGGAACACATCCTGTAGGATCTCCTGTTACATTTGGAGCAAATGTATCTGGATCTGGTGTTGATGTACTTGTCTATGGAATTCTATACGGACTTAAGAATGAAACTGCCGTTCCATACTCAAATCCAGGAGAATTTGTAGAAGTTTCCGAATCTGGATTTTTAACTAATGATGTAAAGATTGTCGATGATCAGAATAATCTTAGATGGTCACTATCATCAACTTTACCATATTCATCAAACCACGCTAGTTTAAGTGCTACAATTGCAGGTTTGAACTCGAATGTTTCTGCAATCTATGAAGATGAAACTGGATACTACATTACATCTTCAGGATTCCCATCACATGACATTATTGCTGCTGGAGCAACTGTCCCATCTGATGTACAAGATCAAAAACTACTAAAGATCATCAGAAAATCTCCAATTCAAACTACCGAGATTTATGAGACAAAGTATAGGGATATTGGTATTGCGTTAAATGGTATCCCATATCTTTCGCACAAAGACGAAGATTTTGTATTAAGTGGTCCTATTCAAAGTATCAATGTAGAGCAGAGAGGAAATGGTTATCAAAAACCACCATTTGTTCTAGTTGATGGCGTCTCTAATTCAGCACGTACAAATCTTGCTGGTCAAGTAGTGGAGTCGGTAATTGTAGACATTCCAGGAAATTATACAAGTACACCAACTGTTGAGATTGTTTCTGGTAGAAATGGAACAGCAAGAGCAATTGTAACTAATGGAGAGATTACCAGTATCGTAGTTGAGAATGCTGGAGAGTATTATTCTTCACCACCAGAAGTTAGAATTACTGATAACGCTGGAAAAGGAAGATTTGCTAATTATACTGCAGTTGTTTCTACATCTGGAGAAATTACAGGATTTGATCAGGTTGAACCTGGAAGTTCATATACACAAGAAAATGTTGTTGTGGACATTATTCCTGTTGGTTCTGGAGCAGTTGCCAGTGCTTCGATCAGAGAATGGAGAAAAGATAGATTTTACAAGAACGAATCTCTATTAGATTCCGATAATGGATACTTCTTCAAAAACTTTGTAAATTCTCGTGGACATGGATATGCATACTATGGTCCACCAACTACACTGAGGGCAAATGACAATGGATCTTCACACTCTCCTATTTTGGGATTTGCTTATGATGGCAATCCCATTTATGGTGCTTATGGTTTTTCGGATCCTCTAGATCCACAAAGTTCTGTAACTAGAATGACCACTAGTTACACTAAAAACATTACTAGAAGTTTGGGACCTTCTGTTGCATCATATCCTCTTGGGTCGTTTATTGATGATTACACTTATGTTGATAACTCAGGTTCTCTTGATGAAAACAACGGTAGGTATTGTGTAACGCCAGAATATCCAAATGGGACATATGCTTACTTTATGTCAGTAAGTGCTACTAACGAACCAGAATTTCCATATATTGTTGGTCGCAACTATTATTCACTACCACTAGATTCAAATTACAATTCAGAAATTTCTCAAGATGATCTTCCAAAGTCAGCAAGAAGATTAAGAACGTCTGATATTGAGTCAAATGGGTCTTCTGTTATTGCAATTATAGAAGATGTAATTAGAGGTAGTGTGTCATCTGCTTCTGTATTTGATAGCACACCTGTATATTCTGTTGGATCCCAATTAATTATTGATAGCAACTCAACTGGTGGTGCTGGTGCAGAAGCACAAGTAGATTCAGTTTTTGGTAGAGATGTTGTTTCTCTAGAATCTCAAGAGACAAAATGTCTTCTTTTACAATTAAGACAGAATGCATACTTATTTGATGGTGACACTATCACTCAATCAAATACTGGAGCTACTGGTGAAATCGTCGGTAACGTTTTCACGGCAAACAAATTTGTGCTCAGAAATGTAACTGGCAATTTTAACAGCACTGATGTGCTGTCATCGAGTACAGATGTCGTATCTTTAATCCTTGATCAAAACTCATCTTACACTAAAGGTGCTATTCTATCTCTTGGCGATGGACTAACACCACCAGTTGCAACTGGTGAAGTTTTGGAAGAAACTACTTCACAAAATTCTGTTAAAATTAAAATACTAACAGGTACATTCACACCTTCAAGTAATTTATTTTTAGCAAGTTCTGACTTAATTAATACGACTGGTTCTAAGATCTTTTCTGTCATCTCATTAAGCGATAATCTTCCGATTTTTGAGATTACAGATAATGTTGCATTGTTGACAACTTCAGATTCTCATGGTGTTGGAGTAGGAGAAAAAATCAATGTTGACATTTTTCCAGATGATTCTACGACAACAACAACGTATTATGTAAGAAAGAGAATTTATCAAGAAACTATTTTCCAAACTCCTGGAGTTGATAGAGTATTGGTTGATAGTGGAATCGGAAGAATTGACATTCTTAATGGTGGTGAAGATTATACACCGAACTTATATCAAGGAATTGCTTTATCAGGTGGAAAGGGATCTGGAGCAAAAGCAGATATCTTAGTCAACCAATCAGGAAGCGTTACACAAGTAACAATTACTGAGAAAGGATCTGGATATGAAAGATTTGATATTCTAACTGTAGGTGAAGCATCTCTCGGAAAAACAAATTCAGATACTCCAGATTTACGTGTAAGTGTAGATCATATTGGTTTTTCTATCCAAAATGCAGTTCTTACTGTTGACAGCGGTATTGGAATTACTGTAGATGATTTCTTAAAAATTGGAAATGAAATTGTCAAGGTTGTTTCTAGAACTGACAACGACTTGACAGTTCAGAGAGCACAGCAAGGAACAGTTGCGTTAGACCACTTCAATGGTGCTTCTGTATCAACATATGATCCTGGTTATAATTTATCTTCTGGTTATCAGTTGGGAGCAACATCAAAAGATCCAGTTGTCCTATCATATGACCCAGAAACTCAAAAATGTGTATTTGTTTATGATTATGACGAAACACTGGAGACAATTAACGATTTAGCACTGAGTACGGTGTTCTTTGATCAAAGTGTTGATCAAAGATTGGTCAAGTTCTCTTCAGTTTCAGATCCTGTAATTTATTTTGAATTTTCAGAAGATAACACTACATTTGTACGCAACCCAATCATTGACATTAAAAAATTCTACAAATACAATTTTGATGTCTCTCATTCATCAATGAGTGGCATTAACTTCAATATTTCACCAAGTATCAATTTAAATCTAGAAACTCCAGAAAAAACCGAAACTGGAAATATTGTAGATCTAAAATTAGGATTTGGTCCAAGGGTGTCATCAAACTCTTATGATAAAAAGAAAGAAGTTCAATATTCCAGGTATTTTTACTTCGATAAGAATAATATCGTTTCTTCTGAAGGATCTTATTTCAATTTAATTGATGACCCACTACAGGGAGAAAAATCTCCTCTGTATGTAACTCTAACTTCAATTGCATATTCAACAGAAACAAAAGCACCACACGATGGTTCTGGATCAATTATTTACAGCACACGTTCTAGTTTCTCTGTTGGTAAAATTAATACTATTAGTATTACAAATATTGGTGGTGATTACAAAAAGATTCCAATTGTCAGAGGAGCAGTTCCTGCCACACCAGCAACAGCTGAATGTACTATTGATGAAGGAAGAATTTCAAGCGTTACAGTAACATACTCTGGTCAGGATTATATTGAACCAATTGTGGTTGTTAGTGGAAATGCTAAGTTAAGTGCAGTTTTAGATTCTGGAAGAGTTACTGGTATTACAATTGACGATTTTGGATCTGGGTATACAGAAGCACCTGAGATTATTGTTGCAGAATCTTCATTAGATTGTTTCCTGAATAGTGAAGATATTGGTACTCCAAGAAACATGAAAATTGTTTCCAATGGAGGAGGATTCCATAATGATCAAACTTTAGGATCATCGTTTAGGTCTAATTATATTCTCACTCTATCATCATTTAAAAAAGATGGATTTATTGTTGGTGAAACAATTATCCAGAAAATTGGATCAAAAGAAGTTGCTAGAGCTAGAATTTCTTCTTGGAGAAAAGGATCTAATATTCTATCGGTAGATAGAGTTACTGGTATTTTTAGAGAAGGCATTGCTATCACTGGATTGTCAAGGAAGAACACTGCAATTCTTGACAGTATTTCTTTCACAGAATTTGCCCCATCTATCAGATCGTATTATGATAACATGGGTTATTATGAATCTGATTATGGTAAACTCAGTGATTCTAATCAGAGAATTCATGATTCTTTCTATTACCAAGATTATTCATATCTTGTTAAATCAAAAACTCCAATCAATACTTGGAGAGATTTAATTAAGGATACTACACACCCTGCAGGATTTGCTTTATTTGGAGAAGTTGACATTGAATCGTCAGCTGATTCCAGAATGAGTGACTCTACATCCACAAAAGGGACGAGTATTATTCAATTGTGGAATCCAACGGTGAATAAAGTTACCGTAGAAAGCACCAGAAAGAATATTACTCAAAACATTGTTCTGATGAAGAACCTCAATGTTGAGAAAGGTGTTGGATCGGTTTCTGTTAATAGTACAAACAATTCGGAAATACGAGCAAGAGAAGTATATTTAAATGGCAGTTTTGATGGAGATTTTTCTGATAGAGGAAATCTAACAGGAACTACAACATTTACACTAGTTGATTCTTATGGAAATGTTGTAAAACCTTATAATGAACAAGCACTAACTATCACTTTAGATGGAATCCTACAAGAACCTGGGATATCATATACGATTAACGGTGATAAAATTACTTTTGCACAACCCCCACTTGGTCCTTCGGTAAAGGATGGACAGGAAGTTCCTGGTGTAACTTTCTATGGTAGATTGTTTGAATTTAAAAAAGATTCATTAAATCAAAAATATCTAAGAAAAATTAGAAACATTTTCCAGAGAAGTGGAACTTGGATTGATTCAGCGAATCAATTAGAAAGAAATAGACAGTTTATTCAGGCAGAAACTCTTGGATATATTAAAGAGAAGCACCCAACATTAACATGGGGAACACTAGAATCTAAGTGCTACAGAGACATCGGATTAATAATTGATGCAATGGCACATGACTTGAGATTTGGTGGCAATCAAAAAACGATTGCTGCTGTAGAATCATATTTTAGACATGGAGTTCTAGATTATATTTCAGGTGAAATTGAGGCAACTATTGAAGCATTTGCTTTTGTTGCTCGTCTGTCTAAATTGGCAATGAGGAACTGGGATTTTGTTGATAGACAAGCATCTTGGACTCCAGGAACTGACATTGTTACTATTAGCAATACCGATAACATTACTGTTGGCATGAAATTAAGTGCTGGAAAAGCATTTGCTGATGGTACTAGAGTTGTTGAAATTATTGATGGTAGAACTATTAGAGTATCTTCTAATGCTCTACCATTAGTAGCAAATAGTTTAGGTACAATTGATACTGATACCACAACAACCTCGGATGTTAACTCAGCAACATCTATTGTACAAATTGCTGATAATGTATATTTGCAAGTAGGAAATTCTTATTTCTACAGTATTGCACCAGCAACTGGATTGCTTCCTTCGGATAATGCTCAGATGACATTTATCTGGAGTGGATTAAACACTGGAACTTTCTATGATGCATCTACTCTGATTGCAGCAAATAAGGTTAATATTCAAAGAGAAGCAACACACAGAATTTATAACGAGTTTCCAAACTTTACATATCCTGGTGTTCCTGAATCTGCTTATAGATTTAAAGACGCAAAGAGGTTGATTTATGAGAACTTACAAGATATCGTTTCACAAACAATCGCAGAACTTGAAACAACCTTTGGTGCTGAGTACGCTACAGATAAGTGTGCTAGAGATCTTAAGATCATTATCGCTTCTGTCGCTGAGGATACAGCACGTGGCGGAAACTCAACAACAATCGAGTCCACAAATCAATACTTTGACAATCACGACGCATTAGATGGTGAGAGAACTCAATCTATCTACGCATTTGAATATGCCAGAGAATTGTGTATCGAAGCAATTAATAATAGAGGAACATACACAGATCCAAACATCATCATTGTTCCTGAATGTTCTAACGTAAATTCTGCTATTACTACATTATTTGGTATTTTGATTGGTTCAATTGAAAATAATCAGAAACCATCCATTCAAAAGAATACAGGAATTGAAGCATGGGTAAAAGCAGAAGATTTCTGTTTCAGAGATACTGGCATTTTAATTGATGCAATTGTACACTCCTTAAGATACGGTGGCAATAGACAAATTGTTGAATTTGGTAATGCATACTTTACAAACTATAAACTCAACCATGTAGGCGGTGAGTTAAATGAGACCATTTATGCATACAATCAAGTTAGAGATTTGTGTATTGCAGCAATGAGAAACAATATTTCTGGCAATACTATTATCTTCCCAGTGACCGATCCATTAGTAAGAGATGATACCGATGCTCCACTTTGTGCAGAAGTTGAAAGTACACTAACTTCATATGCTCAGATTGTAGAAGACATTTTAGAAGGTGGACCAGATAGAATTGACATCACACCAGAGAATGAAAATTCTAGAGGCAACTGGACTACACTAAGATCTTATACAAATATCAATATTCTCCCAGATCCACAATTAGTTAATGGAACACTGAAAGAATGCGAAGAAGTCGCATCAGCAATCGATTCTTTATATGAAAACATCAGACAAACCTTAGTTACTGGTGAAGGCACTGCTCAAATCAGTTACGCCGATTATATTGATAATGAAAATACTATTTTTGAATTGTATTATGAAGATGGCACCCCATTAGATACAGAACCAAGAGAAGATTTATTTATTGGTTTAAATGGTGTTCTTCAGCATGAGGATGCTTATTATATTGATAGGACATCTGTACCCAATAAAGTTGTATTCTCATCTCCTCCTATTTGGGGTCAAGAGGATAATACAAAAACGGTACAAGAACCTCTAGCAGTAGAAAAATTCTTTGCTCACAGTGTAGGAAATTATATTAGATGTGAAATAGATTCTTCTGGTATCTTAACAGGTTCTCCTGGTCCTTTCTTGATTGTAGATTCTCAAACTAAAGATGTAAAGGTCTTAAACGATCCAAGATTTGCTCTTGTGTTTATTGATGGTGTCTTGCAAAGAGAGGGTATATCGTATACTATAAACGGACCAAGCATCAGGTTCAGTAGGAATATTTTTGTTGATAACAACATAGAAATTATTCTTCTATATGGCAGAGATATTGAGCAAACTATTACTTTATATGATTTTGAAAAAGGTGTTTATTATAACAAACTTATCTTGACTTGTGATTCTGGTTCTGCAAATGACTTTGATAATTGGAAAACATGGTATGGTAACTCATATGATGGATTCCAAGTTGTATATCAGAAGAGTGGAAATCAAAAGAAAATTATTGGAAACCTCAAGGGATATACAACAACAAGTCAGTCACTAATACTTACTATTGCTGGGGTAAATCCAGACCTAGATAATTCTCCAATTTTCTTCTCAGGGAAATATGATTTTAGTGACGAATATCAGTTAACAGGAACTACAAATACCATAGAAGTTATTAGAGATGAAGATCAAAATTACAAGATGCAAAGAAACTCTTCTAACTGGTTATATGGAACTAAAAAAGCAGAAGAATCTTTCTATGT